TACATCATGCCGCCCATAATATTACCTTTTGCAACATCGTGAACGTCCATTTATAAAGACGCGTAAAAACAAGTTTCTTCTATTATATATCTGTAACATTGTTAACCTTATTTCACGGTTGTTCACATCAATGCGTGGTCAAAATGTGGTCATTGTGGTCAGCATGTGGTCAATGAGTCTAGTCTTATTCGGCTAGGCTCTTTTTATTAAGTTTAACCTTATACCCCTTCGACGTCTTCTCTGGTTTTGCTCCCTTCGCCTCCTCTTTTTGTATGTAATAAATAAATTTCATGACGGCAGCGGCCACCACAGTAGTGCTCATTCCAAACCAAAATAAAAGTGCATCTCCCCCAAACACATCTATGTGCTGCAGGTGACCCTCTAACCTAAAGACATCTACCAATCCCATTGTCTTGTGGATCCTCACCGTCCAGTCATCTGCTCTATTGATAAATTGAATACCTCCCTCTTTCAACCATCCAATGGTGCTACATACCACATAAGCAGCTGTACCCGCCTTCACGATCCCAATCTTCTCTTGTTTATTCATGCTTCGCACTTCCTCTCATGGAGTTAATGTATCTTCGCTTCAAGTGGACGATTATGAATGAGGTCAGCAGTCCGATGGCAAACCCTGCATCTACACAAAAAACTGCTCGAACATCTAGCGTCTTTATCAAGGTAATGATAGTGGGGATATGTGGAGATAGGTATTGCTCAGCCAATAGATATAGTTGGTGGGCTCCAAAAAATCTGGATCCCATCTCGGCCGCCTTTACCGTAAGGTGTGCTTTGGTTTGTCTTTTGAAATAACTGTTCTGCCATGCCTTCTTGGCTAAATGCTTTGCACTTTGAAATAATCCATTCTTTCTATTCTTCTCCTTCAAGGTGATGGGATGACCGCCCACACGGACTGCAATTACCTCTGCTGTTGTCTCAATCCTTAGATCGCCAGCCATGTAGGTTTTCATGATACTCCACCACCTCAAAAGATTTGTTAAAGTACCTTATGAAGTTTTCTTCATGTCCTATGCATATTTTTTTCTAGCCAGGAAAAAGTAATATCAACTAGAGTGGATTGGAGGGATTCAAATGCTACCATATTTAGTAGGAGGAGCTATTGGAGCTATTGGTGGTTTGATCTATTACTTCCTGTAGGACTGCTTCTTCTCAGCGAAGATGAATTGAAGATCTCCATCCACTTTGGATGGGATGATTCTAAACCTGGATTGTGTCTTATGCTGGTCCTGGACATAGTTAATAATGTTTTCATTCTGTAGGCATAATTCCACCAGGTAAGTCTGCAATGCAGTTTTAGGAATGCCACAGGCAGTAGCCAGCCGATCTAATTTTTCATGAATGGATTGAGAGTAAGACGAATTAACTCTGATTCGCTTATCAGATCGTTCGGCCCTTACCCTCTCCCCTCTCTTCTCCATCATAAAAATGCCTCCTCCCCGAGTCTTAGCTTAGGTACCATGTAACCACGTAACTTGGTACTTGGGTAACCACTAAAAAGATATGAGGGAAAAACGCGTATCTTGCTTGTCCTTCTAAAATTTTCTCTAGAAACTCATGAAGGAATTTTCTGCCCCTTCACGAATAGAATTCTATAGGTGATGAATATGGAATTAACTCCAATCGCAAAAGTAATTAAGGAAAAGGGATTAAGAAAGGGGTGGGTAGCGGAAAAGGCAGAGGTAGCTCCTGGGACGCTGTCGATGATTATAAGTGGGAAGAGCAAACCAACTATCGAAGTAGCCATCAGGTTAGGGAGAGTCTTGGATAAATCTGTTGAGGAACTGTTTGGTCATTTGGTGCCATAAAAAAAAAAGCCTTCTACCGAGTAGAGGGCTTTTTTTTATTCATACACTTGCTCTATCATCTTTTGCTCCATGAGATAGCTGAGGAAGGTCATCGCTTGGTTCCCATCGATCTTGAAAATACTAATTATGGAATGCACAGTGAATTCCTGCTCTCCAACTATCTCTTTTAGCTTAACTGCTGCATTGTACCACTTATCTTGTGGAACCGGTGGGAGTTCTGGTTTGAATACGAACCTCATTACTCAACCTTAAGGGTTATTTCTTTCCCGGTCATTCCGCCTCGTGCCTTTAACACAAAACCTTTTGCATCTTTCGGTACATCATAAGCAAGGTTCCCTTCTATTGAGAGTCCAGGATTAAGTTGTTGGAGTAAAAATGTTTTTCTCTTGGCATTTCCAGTTGATGATTCAAATGCAAGAGAAGCTTCTGATGAAGGTGAGAACTCTCGACCTTGGTCATCAACTAATTTATAACTGTTCGAATCAACCGTAATTGCATCCTTTTGATTATTGGTCACATTAACCTTTACGATCTTAAATATTCCTTGTGCCTCTACTGTAGAGAATTGGTTGTTACCTATTTTCTCGACTGACTCAAATCCTAGAACAGATATCTTTACATCTGAGGCAACACCTTCATTAGAAAGTTCAACAGGCTTTTCCTCTGGTTTAGCTTCTTCTTTAACCGGTGCAGGTACTGGAGCTGGAGCTGGCTGGGCTTGATTAGTCGCTTCAGTTTGTTGAGCAGCTGGTTGGGCAGTTTGATTAGTTTCTTCATCCCCTCCCCCAAGGTTGGCAATTACGATGATTGCAATCACCCATACCCACCACTTTTTATAGAATGGCTTTTTCACTTTTACTTTCTCTTCTGACATAGTAGTCCCCTCCAAATATTGTATGTATAAATCATCTTCACAATATTCCACAAACAATTTCCTAATTCCTGCTAGTTTTTAGGAATAATTCCCTACATATGATTCTTTATGGAAGGAGTTTACTACTTGAAGGTTGAAATAATAGTGCTAAAGAAAGGGGATGTTGATCTGATGAAAAAGACTTTTGTATCACATTCGATTGCTTTTTTGATAGTCATGTCTTTTATGGGGATTGCAAGTGCGGATCACGGGAAGATTAATGCTCATCCTTACAGTTATTGTAATGGTGGTGTTAAGGGGAATATCAGCAGTAGTGGGGAAAAGATATATCATGTTCCGGGTGGTCAGTTCTACAACAAAACAAAGGCTGAGTACTGCTTCAAAACGACAGACCAAGCTAAGAAAGCTGGGTTCAGAGCATCCAAGAAATAATAATTAAAATCCCCACCGCCAGTGTGAGCTGTGGGGATATCTTTTATTTCAAATTAGCAAGAATTGTAGCCAATTCAGCTCGTGTAACAAAATGATTTGGCTTAAATGTACCGTCAGGGTATCCAGACATAAGCCCGGCATCTTTTGCCTTCTGAATGGCTGCAGCCGCCCAATGATTAGCTTGGACATCGGTAAACGGTCCCTGCTGCAAGGCTTGTTTAATATCACTCATGATTTTATCCCACCTTGGTAATAAGGTACTCGGACATTGTTTCCCGCTCCAATGTTTATGAGGTACTACATTAGTTAATGGGATGCAATGCTGCTTCATGAGCATAACGACGAGCCAAACTAGGTTAGCTTCTGCTTTCGCTTGGTTTATCCCTTTAAAATTGCAAACTTCTATACCAATAGATTTTGTGTTACCTGTTCCGCCTCCGTCTCCGGCGTGCCATCCTTGCTCGAATACCGATAAGTGTTGATAAATTTCATCGGTGTCATCTACCGTAAATGTCCAGGATTTTTGACTTCCGCCAGATCCGTTTAACAAATATCTCGAATGAGCCTCGGCGTTCGCTAGGGGATTATCCGTGTTATGGATTGTGATATACTCCGGAGCCATTGGCCTATTAGGTTTATTTGCTGATCCATTAGGGATTATTCTTTGTATGATTTTAGGCACTTTTTCCACCCTCCTCTTTCTCGTCCTTCTCTTTCAATACACGGATCACTTTCTTAACGGGAGCTGGTATCCATACGCCTAACTTTCCGCCATTCTCTGTAATCGAAATAAATTCATTTACAATAAAAGCAGCAGCTGCACCATCATAAATCACTCCGTTTGTATGGAGTACAGCCATGTCCAATCCTTTAATGGCAGCTAGTAAAATGACGATATAGAGCTTTTTCAAAATGCCAGTAAACCCAGTCCGGCTACTTAAGTCTTTGGTTTTCCATCCCACCATGAGGCCGGTTATGTAATCCGCCACCATAAACCCACATAGAAGTGTAAACGGCAAGCCAAACCCTCCTATCATCCACGATATAAAGCCGGTTACCGTTCCTGTTACTATGGTTAATCCATCTACCTTCGTCACGCTTCATCCTCCTTTCAACACAAAAATGCCCTATAATGTCATAGATCTAAAAATTATAGTTATCTTTTTTGTCCTGCTTGTCCGCCGGTCTTGGGAAGATAACCCAAAATCTCTTTAATCTCTTCCGCTCGTTTCTTTAGATTCTTTACTTGGGTTACTATTTCTAATAACTCTCTAGATAAACTTTCTCTAAGCTGTTTAGCATCTTCCACGGACCCTAGGTTAATTACTTTTTCCTCGGTTATTGTTAACGTGCTTTCTACTGGCTGCTGCCCACCCGGCGCCTTATTGGTTTGTGCGTCTATGTTCCCTTTTGAGAACTTCATAGATTTATTCTGCTGCACTAAATCCCCTCCGTAATGGTATCTTCCCAATTAGATTTTAAAACGTCATCACTAGGGTTATCGTATCGTTTAGCAAAACCTCTTCTCATTCCAGATATGCGCCAATCGAAACCGCCGTTCTTTCCGTCTTTCTCTTTGAATAGTACATAGTCCGGCCCTATTTCTTCTACATAGACTAGAATAGGCGCATAAGGAGTGGCTGAAACTCTCCACGGCGTCTCCGGTGTATGAGGCTCGATACATTCCAAGAATATAGGATCTAGCATAACCTTACATTCTCCGTTTACTATCTGCGCGTGGCCCTCGTCATTGAATCTAAATTCCGGGCTCTCGTTAGCACTCAGACCGACATAGCCGAAACTCTCTGTTAAATGCAAGGCGTTTTTGTTTCCTGTCACATAAAATCTGCCGTAAACCGTTACGTCGGTATTACCTCCATAATTACTCATGTACATGTAAGGTGCATGAAAATCTAAAGAACTGGCCTGTAATAACAATGGATGACTAGAACCGTTAGACTTTCTCCCTATAATTCTAGCTGCATCCCCTAACGCGTCGGCCCACGCTGCGATTTGCAATCTTTGATCTGCTGTGCCACTTACATTCCGGTGAATATTAAAGGATCCGCTATCCCCAAACGTCCATATATCTAATAAAGTGCGGCCTCCTTTAACTACGATAAAAGGAGAGTCACCAGACCCTATGGCTGTATAATCACTTGATCCCTCATCTCCACTCCTAAAACTGGTGGCGTACATTTCGCCGCCTCTTACTTTTATTCCATACTTTCCGGTTGCATATTGCCCCATTACCACACGTTCCGTACCACCGGCGTCTATCACTCGCACACCATTTGCGTCAATGTATGTGGCGTTATAAGACACGCCTTTTTGCACACTGTTGTTGGCAATTGCTTGAGCTGCCTCCGCTGTTGACTGGGCGTTAGTAGCGGCACTTTGTGCATTTGAAGCCGCTGTTGCCGCATTGTTGGCTGCTGTTGTTGCTTCCCCAGCCTTAACATCCGCGTGCTGTTTAGCTTCCTGCAACATCGCATTAGCTTGATCGATACGTGCTTGCTCTTCTGCAGTTATCAAACCGTCTGCATGAGCTTCAGCTGCTATACGAGCGGCTTGGGCCTGGGCATCTGCGTAGGCTTGGGCGGCGGCTTGAGCTTCAGCCGCTTTAGTGTTTGCTTGTTGGGCCGCCGCATCCGCCGCCGCTTGTGCATTGAGCGCATCAATAGCTGCCTGTTCAGCAGCCGCATGTGCTTCTTGTAAGGCTTGTTGTTGTTCCGGTGTCATACCAGGTTCATAACCTTCATCGAAGGTGGTTCCTGATCCGATATGGATTAAGGCTGCGTTTATACGTCCAGCATTTATAAGATCCGCCGTAAAACCTTGCCCTGTCCCGAACGTCCGCCAATTCCATAATCCATTGGTCTTTGAATTTGCGATAGCAAAAATTCCAGGGCCAAGATAGAGAGCTCCGTAGTCCGGACTGGTCGGATCTGTGTTCTCCAGTAGGAATCCCTTATCAGCTAATACCTGAGCATTAGGATAAGCTCCTGAGGCAACAAGCTGATTTTTCAGGGCATCAATTACCCCATCTAACCAGTAAGTGTTGACTCTCCCTCTATATTGGATCTGATCTACAACCCTCTTCGTGTCTTCCAGCTCAGAAAGATAATCCTCTATGCCGGGGATAAAATTAGCGAGGACAACTCGGGACTTTTCCGGTTCGAAGGGATAATGTTCATATTCAACGATACGAGCCATTACATTAATGCCTAGCTCTTCATCGATGACTTTCACTGTGTCCCCTAACGCGAAAGATTCCGTAGATCCAAACTCAGCTAAAGCTTTCAACTCAACAATATCAATCTCATACGTAACCTTTGGCGTCTCTACTTTTTTGAGATATTCCTCTCCCTTTCTTTGCAAGGTTTCAGTAGTCTCAATTTCACTAAAGGTGACTTCTCCCTTTTTAGGACGAGGATATAAGCCGATGTTAGGACTGTCGATCGGCGGGATCGATAAGTCATCTTTTCCGTAAACATAAAGCCTCGTAATTACCCCGCTGGCATCGGTAGACTTCCGAATACTTTTTAGGTTCTTTCGGTATCTAAATTGGATCCCGTTATTGTTACCGATCTGTTCATACAGACCAACCGTGAAATTATCAAGCTTTACCTCACAATCAGCCAGTACATTCAAATGGTTGATGCCCTTAACCGGGGATCCTTTTCTTAAGGTAAATTGATGGGAGCTGGTGAGCCTAACGGCATCAGCTGTAAACCGCGTCCCTTGTAACAAAGTAGATAAGATGTGTTGAGGTGTCCCGAAGGTTTCAAGATTCTCAATGTATTCATCGATGAGTTCAAAAAAGATGTGTTCACAAAAGACGTTCCCAATCAACTGGTCTGTTTCGTCTCTTGACTCGCCAATCTTTCGGATAATATAGAGCTGGCCTTCCACCTTGACGAAATTATCCTCTTTAACCGCGAACCATTTCTCATCGATTCTAGGAAGGGAAAACTCAAGGGTGTGTTCACCATTCAATTTCTCGAAAATCCTTATATCAAAAGCATTCTCTAGAATCGCTACACCATAGCCATCATAATTTGTTGCCATCTTGTCATAAATCACAGGGTACTTCATGGATATCCCCCTTAACTAAAAAAAGACTGGGGAACTACTCCCCAGCTGGCTCTTCAAGCTCTTCAACAGGCTCTTCAATTGTCACTTCAATTGTCTCTTCTTCAACTGGTGCTGGTCCCTCGAGGAAGGTCTTATACTCCTCTTCAAACGTACTGCATCGTCCTTGCTGAATGATAAAAAGAAAGGGCTCCTTTACTGATCGGAACCCATACCCCCACATCTTGCACCAATATTTCTGATCCTGTACCGTCCACCGAGGATCATCAAATGGATAGTTCTCTGACATCTCACTTTGCCTCCAATTCTATGATTCTAGTTTCTAGCTCCTCTATTTTCGACTGCAGCTGCATGATCAAAGTAAGAGCAAAATCATCGATGTCTTGCATCCCCTCGGCCCGCTGCTCGAGGAGCATGGTTTTACCCAAAGTAAAAGCGTCGATCTCTTGTAACCCTTCTGTCCGGATCTGCAAGTTATCCACGCTTAGTATTATGGGTGATTCTTTTTTGTATTGCTCAACCATAGCATCAAACTCAGCCTGGGTAATGACGCCTTCATCGATGAAGCGCTGAATAAGTACATTAACTTCCATCTACGCTATACCTCCTGCCTTTAATCTGGCCAGAATCTTGATGATCTCATTGTTGTTAATAGATACCCGCGTTGCCAGGTCAGATTGCTGCTGAGAGAGATCACTTACGACTGATCGCAGATTATTGTTGTACTGAGCAATAAATTCAGTTGGGTTGGAGGTAAATAAATGACGATCTAAAACAAGATAACTGACTGTTACCTCATCTTTTGCTAGATCTAGATTAGCCTGTGGAATCGTGAACCTAGCGGTGCCAAAGGCATTACTATCTACCACTCTTGTCCACTTGCGGGTTTCGTTAACTGAGTTATGGTAGATGCCTATTAATGCTCGTTTCCGATTCTTTAGCAATGAAGTTGGCAAAGTGGAATTATTAATGTGGTATAGCCCTCCACTCAATACCGGGGTCATCTTTTCCCTCACCACAACCCCGGCACTCACTTCAATTTGGTTCCCACCTTGATGTAAGGAAATAGCACCTTCCGCTATAAGCTGTTCTTCCCTGGCGACTGCCAACTGATAAGTTAGTTTGTACGGTGTGTAGCCCGGTGCGCGGTTGGTGCATCCACTCCATCCACGATGTTTCGCCATGAGGTTGGTTTACCGTTAGCGTCGACGGTTTTGGCTTGCCATCCGTTGAAATAGGCTTTCCACTCGTCAGCGGTTGGGATGTAAGTTTCTCCAAATCCAGTTTCTACATCACTAACGGTAATGTTTAAATTGTTCGCGCCATCGTTAGCGGTGTTGAACGAATCACGCCCATTGTTTACTGTTTGTTCTTTCAATGTTGTTCCATTGTATTTCACTAAAGAATGCCCGTTTGAAAACAATGAGTTTGATCTTATTCCATTGAAAGAACTCAGCGGAATCCTAACAAATTTATAACCTTCAAAATCATTACCTGAACTGAACGCCAACGCCACATCCAACAAAACATCCGTTTCCCATCGCTTCACCTTCACAAACCCACCATCACGGCCAATCAATTGATCAGCAACGGAACCTTCGAGTGATGCCGCCAACTGGACATTGGGGAAGTATAGGTAATCGTTGTTTTGTGGTTCAAACGGTGTGGCGACGGTACCTAGTTCTAGTTGTGGGTTGGTGAATGTAAATGTTCCTGTATTTGGGTTGGTAGCTCTCAGAGTAACAAATCCTGAATAACTTGAATCGACTGTGAATGTTAGGCCGCCACTAATCGCACCAACAACCGCACCGCCAACGCCAACACCTTTGTGTACATACAATTCACCGTTATGCGTCGCACTAATCCGGTATGTCTGACCATCTATAACAGGAATAGCTATAAAGGAATTTTGATACCCTGCCGTTGCATCCAATTGAAGTCTGTAAGGCTCTAACGCTTTTGCATTCGCGTGCAATGTCCATTCCCCACTCGTAAACGGCGGCAACAAATTCTTCCCGCGCTTCTCCACAACCGGTGCCCATACATGCTTCACATCCTGCACAAACGGATAAGTTTCCGCAATGTACGCATCCCGTTGTGCCGCGGTCATGCCATCCATCTTCGTCTTTTCCGGCGCGGTGATTTCATATAGGCGCGTGGATGTTAGGAACGGCATGTTGGCGGCGGCGTATTCCAACTCAATGTCGATATAATCGGTGTTGATTGTGGAAGCAACGGTGCCGTTTGATGCATCGGCAAACGCGATGATATGCACAAAACCATCATTGCCAATCCAATCACTTATGCTAGAGGATAGTAAACTTGTTAATTTGGTTACTGTTGCGTTTTGGTGACTTCCACTCGTCACTTGTTGCCATTCATTCGCACTAAATCGCCATCTATTAATAGTTGCTCTATTCCCATTCGGCCCACTACCAAACCCGTGCCAATTGGCCGTGATTTTCGTCAACCTATCCTTCAACCGTTGAACCTTTTGCGCCACCGTTGAACACCCGGCGAAAAATCCAATGCCGAATTTGCGTTCGACTATGGCGATGAGGTCGAAAGAGAATAAATGTTGTGAAATTTCCCCATTCACACTTGTCGTAAATAATACTGTGGTTCCATCCAACGTACTAATGCCGGAAACAGAAGTGGGCCCCATATTATCAGCTTGTGATATTGGTGTTGCTAGAGTAGATGGTTTCAATGCACTAACTTTGTGTGGAACTTCAACTACACTTCCATTGACTTTCCCCTTGAAATCATCACGCAAGCTATAAACCGCGGATGTTTGTCCGGTGATCGTTTTGAATCCATAGGTGTAATTGGCTTCTGCACCCACTTTAATTCCGCATTTTCCATTCAGAGAATAGAACAAATAGTTTTTCGCACTCTCCAAATCCATCTTTGCACCCAAATTCATTAGAGTTCGTCCTTTGAAGTTAAGGACATTAAACGGGCCCGCTTGAGCCACATTTAGAACCTGTAGGCCTTGTTTTAGAGTAGCTGTTTGTTTAGCAGAATCAATCTGTTGAGTATGGATCTCTCTGATCAAGTCTCCAGCTGCCGTTCGGTTAACTCCATCGGCGCCTCTACGTAGGTCGATAACCTCATTGTCCTTACCCGAGACTTGAGTAGATACAATGTGACTCGTCCGGATATAGGCTTCCTCTACTGCATCCTTAAGATTTTGCTTATTTGGAATCGAACCGGCATAGCTGATATTTTCAGCCTTATGTGCAGTAGTTGAATTCGTGTGTTCATTATGACGAGTGATAGAGTCCTGCTCCACTTGAGTAATTCGGGAATGGACTTCACTTCGATTCGCTTCATCACGATCCTTACTCTCCTGCTCAATACGATTGTCACGATCTTTACTTTCTTGCTCAATTCGGTTATCACGATTAACACTGTCCGTCTCGATTTGGCTTGCTCGGTTATCTTGATCGACTTTATTGTTATCAACCGTTTGGGTAAGATCCCCTAACTCGCTATTCAAGGAACTAAAATTCTCGTTCACCTTCGGGTACATGTCCCGCAATTTATCAGAACCATTTAAAGGTTTAATGATCGCCATGTTACCCTCCTTATATAAACTTTGGCTTAAATTTAAAGCGGATCTCGCAGTTCAAATCATTCCCACTTACAGAGACTTGATTGACGCCTGGCTGCAACAATAAAAAACTCCCAGACGTCACCGCGAGTTTGTTGGTTTCACCTTTTATTGCTGTATATCTTTCATGATCAATTAACAAGGTTCCATTGGAATGAGCCTCGTTATAACGGAAAGTCTGTCCATTGGCCGTTATGACTAGCGTCGAAAAAGAGCCAACGATCTCTGTAACGGGTCCAATATCCAATGAACCAAAATTATTTACCTCTACTGTTTGAGGGCCTGTAAAGGAGAATGTATAGGAATCCTCCGGTCGATAGTCACTATCTAGAATAACATCACTGTCCAGCCCTCCGACTTCGTCCGCATAGTCCAGAAGTGAAGCAAACGGATCTACCGCCGTAAGATTCAGGGTAAAGGATCCAAAAGAGAGTATTCGCTTCAGAGGAACTTGGTTTGATAACCTGACACGGTAGACCTTATCTGGCTCCATATCAAAGACGAGATCTAGCGTTTTGGGTCTACCTTTACCATCAAGCAAATGGGCAGCAAGCTCCCTCGCCTTCTTTTGTAGATCATAAGAAGAGCGGGCATCGATGGCGCAGGTTAACTCAAAGACTTTTTCTCTAGTCAACGATCCAAAGTCATAGGCTCCATATCTCCCGGGCAAACGAACCAATTGGCTCTCCATCTGTCCAGTCATAGGAAGCTGGCTGTCCTTTAACAAGAGTAGATGTAATTCAGCTGCTGTTTTACCGCCCAACTTGAAGGTCATCGCCTAACCCCCGTTCCCCGACTCTTGCTTTGAAACAACTGATACAATTCCCTTGCAATCGCTTTTACATCGTTGTCGCTTCTAACTGAAATATTTGCCCCTTCAAAAATCCGCTCAAAATTAATAATCTGGGAAACATCCGAATTAGAACCAGACCCAGTATTCGAGTAAGATTCACCAACAGAGTAAACAGGTTGTACAGTAGGAGCTGCGAATAGATGATTCATAGAAGCTTCTACCCGGGGGATCCCTTTGAGTATGGAATCACGAATCGGACCAGCAAAATCTAATTTATCCAAGTCGCTTAATGGACCTACTTTAGCAGGGGAGAACGGAAGGTAGTCACGGACTTTACCGGCCAGCGACTTCACGGTGCTTAACACGGAACTAAATGCATTTTCAATACCGTCCTTCATCTGCATGATCAGCCCGCGTCCAGCGTTGTAGAAAGTATTCCTAAGTCCTTGAATAAAACTGACAATACCATCAAATTTGCTAGATACGGTTGAATGGAGACGACCGAGATAATCATCAAACACATTCTTTACCCCTGACCACAACTCGCCAAAAGCAGATTTATATTTACCCGCAATCGTACCGATGAATTTTAAAATCTTACCAACACCCCATACCTGGATCCACGCCCAGATCAGGTCGATCGCTTCTGAAAAGATAGTTTTAACGTTCTCCCATAGCCCTTTCCAGTTCCCTTTAAACAGGTTGGAGAAACCTTCAAAAATATTTTTAATAATCGCGGTCCCAGATTGGAATATCTCTTTGATGTTATTCCACGTGTCGGTTACGATAGTTCGAATAAAAAGGAAATCAGAATTCCAAGCTTTAGCTACTGCATTCAGTACCTTAGTTGCTAAGTTCATCGCTGTAGTAATAACCTTAACCAAAACATCCAGGGCCGCTTTTATAGCAGGTACCGCATTGGCTGAAAACCAGGTCACGAATTTTGCTACTGAATCCCCCATTGCTTTCCAAATGCTTGATGCATTGGGTTCTGCTCCTACAAAGGTAGCAATCATATTGAGGAAAGCAACCTTTAAGTTTTCCCAAGCTGGAGCTAACGGAGCCAAGGCGCTAAGGACAGCCGTTTTGATATTATCCCATGCCCATGAGACCACATTTCGAAGGTTCTCGCTCGCTTGCCACATTTGATTCCATATTGCTATGGCAGCCACGATCGCAGCGGATACCACAATTACGGTACCAATAACAGCTAGAAAGGCTGTCACTACTGGACCAATCATCATCCAAAGCCCACCGAAGGCAGCGGCATAGGCATTTACGGCAGAAATACCGATTGCTAAAGGAGCTAGTATCAAGGTGAGAGGAGCGATAAGAGCAAAAAACCCAAAGATCATTTGGGTTATCACAGGATTAATTTGATTTAGCGCGACGAAGAATTCCCCAACTGCTGTCATAACTCCAAGTATGGACTTAATCACATTTGCCATCATTTCACCGAATGGTCTCAAGGCTTCCAGCCATACTGCTTTAAATCTCTCAAATGCAGGAACAAGGGTTTGATCGACTGCATTAGCGAGCTTAACGATCAAGTACAACTCAACTGCAGTAATAATTCCTGCCCCCAACTGAAGCATTTGAATCCCCATCAAGCGCTGATTAATTAACCTTACAAGGTCACTTAATTCTTTCATATTTGCCGTAGGGCCAAGTTCCCTTAGCGCTACAACTGCCGCTTGTCCATTCTTCGCCATCGTCTCAAGTCGGTTCGCAACGCCCAAGAACATGGGATCCAGAACCCGTATGGGGTTCCCCACTCGTTCGATATGCTCCATCGTTTTTACTGCTGAATTCGTTCGAGCCATAATCGCCGCTGTGGACTGGAAGAAACTCGTTTTCATGGCTTCGTTAGAAGCTATCAACTGATCCGTTATCTTCTTCTGCTTTAAACCTAGTTGTTCCAGGCTTCCCATAAACTCACGATTTTTCCCAGCAAACTGTGATGCACTTTCTGAAAGGGCAGCAAAATCTTGCCTTACTGCCTTCTCCGCCTGCTTTATGGCTTCACGCATCTGCCTAGCCTGTTGTACAGCTGCAGTCAAATAACGACCGGTCTTTGTTGTAGCTTGCTGAGTATTCTGGGCTAAGCTATTCATTTCCCCCGAGATGTTATCAGCCGTATCTTTGGCTGTATTGGCAGCTTCTTGCATCCCGGATACAAACTTTTTCACATTGGCTCCTATCATGACGATAAGCTGCCCAACTGTTGCCATGGTTTACCTTACCTCCTTCCCTTTTTGGATTTAGATTTTGATTTTCTTTCTAGTTCCTTGTTAGCTTGTTCTTGTTCCTTGTGACGAATATAAAAGAGCGCCTTCCATTCGGTCAATTCAGCCGAGGAAATGCGCTCTAACATCTCTGCAACAGTCATCCCAAGCTTCTCAGCAAGCTCGAAGTAAAACCTACGCTCAGGATGACTTTCTAGTTTTTTGTTGCTTCTTTAACAGCAGCTTGGTTAAATCCGGATAGCTTCATGGCGACCTGTGCTACTTTTTCTAAGGCGCCACCACTCTTCCCATTAAGGGCATCACGATCAGCATCAGCAAATACCTTTTCGCCAGTTTCAGGATCGTACACCGATGCAATTAACAATTCTGGATATAGTTTCTCAAAATCCATTGCTCCGGTCTGGGTATCAACACAAGCCGAGAGAATCTTTGCTCGAGCAGAGCCGGTCAACCCCCGTACCTGCACTTCTACTTCCCATTCAGAAACAGGTACATTTTCCTCCTTAATATCCTTCGCGTTCAAAATCTTCTCTCTTAATTTACTCATTATACTGATACCGCCCTTCCGTCTTTATCGGTTGTCCCCTCGAAATCAATTGATTCTTCTATTAGTCCATCCGCTGAACCAGAAATTTCATCACTCGAACAAACTGCCCACATTTTTAAATCTGGTGCCAGTGCTGCATCAACATAAAATTCTAGAACGACTGGTTCACCGGCTTCTAATTTGTTTCTAAACACTGGGTCAACATACCATCTTCCTAGTGAAGCCGATGTATCTTTTAGTGCCTGCTTTCGCTTAACCCATGCATCTTGAAAGCCTGTAGTTTCCTGATTATCTGCTTCAATGATCCAACTGTACTCCTTGGCTTCGCCTACAGTGGTCAAAGGCAAATAGGCAACATCTACCGTTACGGCCCCGCGGCCGGCATTAGCCACATTGAAAACAATCTTTCCTGTCAGTCTATCTACCACGTAGGCTTCTGCTGTAACGACGCCTGCAACCTTTACTGTAACAGCAGCATTAGGATCCAGTACTCGCTTAGTAGTATCCGTAATAAAATACGTCCTATTGTCCGCTTGTTTCGTCGTAGCTAGCCCAGTTGCGGATACCGCCGCACCGGACATTTTGATTAATGCTTTTCGACCAGAAGTGGCCATCCTAATTCACCCCTAAACCAGCGAAATGGCATCAGAGCCTTCAAGATCGATTGAGACCTCAATTACCCCATCAGCCGCTCCTGATACCTCGAAACTAGCAACCTTGACCTCCTGCTTAAAACCAGTGGTTCCATCAGGTAGAAATTGAACGAATAAGGGCGTGTCATTTATTAGTGCAGCTCGAATTATAGCCTGCCCATTCGTATCATCCGGCTTATAAAATCCTGAAAGGGAATAGTTAGCATCTTTCAATCCTTGCAGCCTTTTTACATAATCTGAATTGAAAGTTGAAATATCTTGGTTATCACCGTCGATGCTCATAGACGCATCATTCAAATCCTGGACATCATTGAAAGGACCACCTGTCGCTGTACCTACCTTCACTCGTAGGCTCTTTCCCTTCATTGGCATTAATCAACACTCTCCTTATATTCAAATCCGCAAGATTTACATTCCCAGTGTTCCGGACCGCCCATAGTGGTCAGGTTTAGTCGGTTCTGGTGACTGCATTTGCTTTCACTGGGTTCTTCATGCAATAAAAAAAGCGCGGCATCGATCTGCGCACGCATAGAATAAAGCTGATTGATAAGTGCTTCTTTATTCATCCTAAACCTCCTGGACAAGACATCGATACCTTACCGGTACCTGTCTAATCCCATCAAATTCATCAATTCCCGGAAATGCACTTTCGTACTGAAGTGATATCAGCTTGTGATTGGTCAATGTAATGGTTCCGTCATCTAGTAAGCCATTCAGTCTAGATAGGATCCTAAACGCTTCTTTGAAGCCCTTATTATTTGACCAAATCTGCACGGTTATTAATACATTTTTTCCGTCTTTTCCAAAGGAATTGAACGGGGTTTCTATGAAATCATTTATAGTAACGTATGGAAAAGGCTGTCCATCAGGAACATAATCAAAAACCCCCGAAATCATTCCCATTAACGTCACATCACCCGTCAATTTTTCGTATAGAGCCTTTTGAACATCGTCAAGTGCTGTCATAATGGATCACGCATTGCCTTTCGCAAATCGCTGATATAGCCTGGCTTCTCTTCTTCAAATGCAGGAGATAGAAAGGGCATAGCTGGCATTTCACCTGTGTAAGCTATCTTACCTTTCGTATAGCGAATACCATTCCACATCTTACCCTTTTTCTTGGTATAACGTGGATTAGTACCAAACTCAATCCAGTGTGCCTTCCATCCTTTTGGAAGACGGGGACCAATCGTAGCAGAATACCCCTCGTTGAACACAATAGGTTTAATACTATTTTTGGTTTCTCCTTGATCTACGGCAACCTTTGACTTCGCATTAGTGCTGATTTTACTGGCTGAATCAGCCACGACATCTTTGACGTTAGTTTGGACATCTGAACTATACCGTTCAAACTCTGCAAGCGCAGCTTCAAGTCCCCTTACCTCAGTAGAGAAGAACCCTCTATTCCTAATTGGTCTAGGCATATGGTCACCTACAATTCCTCATCACAAAATAAAAGCATATACCGTCTTCGGCCATCTTCATCGATCACCGATCGTGGCTCCAAGATCCTAGCGAATGGGGTCCCTTGTAATACATAATCTTCATCTAGAACACTATCACTACTAAGGGTTGGTCCTGCATAATGTTGTATCCACAGTAATCTTTTATCCGGTGTCATACCTTTATCCGGAGACAAACCATTGAAATACCTTATTCGGACTCGATGGGTTTGTACAGGCTTCTTCTGTTCACCAATGTTTGCCTCTTTTGTTTGTGTCACATTAAAAACTGCCTCAATATGGGCCCAAACCGTTGCAATATCCTCCCAGATCTCTTCAAATCCGCCTTGTCCATCAGGTACACGTGTTACTTTCTGGATAGCAACACGTTCCCTTAGATCTCTGATTTTTGGCTCCCTCTTTTTCATACTATTACCAAGCCATCTGAACTACTCGTCAGAGTCTAAATCGTCTTTCTTGTATTTAACCATCAAATTCCCTGAATCCGTTACGCTGACTTCATATTTGTGTCCTCCTGGCGAGATCAAAACAAACCTTTCAAATTCTTTTTGATTTTCAACACCATTCTGCTTTGTCATATCTAATACACCTCCTAAGTTGATTCATAGCAGTGAGAGAGTTGAACAAGGATGCTCTCTACAGTAGTCCTTATCTTCTCACTTACCTTCCCGATCATCTCTCGATTTTCATACCAGTCGGATACAAGGACCAGGCAAAATAATTTCGCAAGCTCGTTTTTTTCAGTAAAAACATGGCCAGTAGCATTAGTTAAGTACTTCTCAGCAGCTGCAATTAGAAGATAGATAACTCCATCTTCATCAAGGCCGTCCACTCTTAGCCAGGTTTTAACTTCACCTAATGTAAGTATCATAAAAGCCCCCTTTTAGGGGACGGGGAGTCTCCCCGTCGTTAACTTAAGTTGATTTGACCGTATACCGCGGCACCGGAATCCCAAAACTTTATATCATTTCGCATAATCGTACGAAGGTCCGTTGTATCTCGTTTGAATGCATCGCCACCCTCTTTAGTAGATGCCAATTCATAGAAACGACGTTCAAACAGCACAATTAATTGCGCGAGGTTCCCAATCCAAATTGGAGCCTTGTTAGGTGTACCAGTAATATTAGCAACATAGCGATTCGAAGCCACGGCCAATGGTTTACCAAAAAGAAGTTTGCGCCCTGGTTGTGTGATGTCATCTTGGAGCAAAAAACGACCATCACTATCTTTTTGTGAATCGAGCCAATGATATCCATCTTGGTTAGTCAAAATAACGGCTGTTGCTGAAATGGCCGGGTCCAAAGTAACGTTGATTACTTTCTTGATTGCAGTAAGATCGGCTAATACTGTGGGTGTCATCGTCCTAAGTAAAGTGGTAATCTGGCTATTTTTTGTTACTACTGCCTTACGAGCAATCCACTTGGTCACATAATCGATGACGTTTTGGTCACTATCGGCCAAGAGTTCATTGGTTAGAGGAAGAATTCCAGAACGCTTCTTTACAGAATAAGGAACATTTACGAATTTGGGATTATCAGTCTCGGGAATCAAACCATATTCATCTACAATTGCAAAAGGCGTCATTGTCTCGTCTTTTTCTAAAACGCGAGAACCGCTCAATGTGCTAACTGGCTCTACCTGAACATATTGTGACAGGTCATTCAGAGTTCTCATGATGGTATTAATGCGGGTTTGGATGTCTTGAGGGACAATCAAAGCAGAATTCCCGTCTGGAATTGCCGGGTTAGTACCTCCTTCATTCATAACTGCCCGTTGTTCATATTCTCTAATAATACTACGTTGCTCTTCTGAAACTGGTCTTCTGCGGAGAGCATTCATAAAAATACTGCGATACTCCTTTTCCAACTCGGCATCCTCGCGAGTTTCTGGGCCACGTGGTTCCCCACCAGCTGGAATGCCTCCACGATGCTCGCCACGCTCTCCTTCTTCAAGAGCCCGCTGCACTTCAATTTTCTTTTGTAGAGTTCGGACATCATTCATTCTTGTCTCAGCTTCTTCAACTTTGTTATCACCAAGAAGCGATCTAACATCTTGTTTCATTGTATCTAACTGATTAAGTAGTGCACGGAGTTCTTTAGTCATTTAATTTCAATCCTTCCAATTTTAGATAATAAAAAAAGAGCCAATTACATGAGCTCTAGTTCAAGTGACAATATTCGTTTACGATACTCGTCAGCTGCTCGTTTTTGTCCCTCACGATACTCGTCAAATGATCGTACAGAGACTTCATTCGCTGGGTAGGCCGGGAAAGCAACCGGTGAAATTTCGAAAAGCTCAGCATTCAAGATCGACCGCTTATAAATTCGTTTTTCGCCGCGCTTTTCTGAAGACCATTTATCCTTAGTGACACGCATTCCGAAGGAAACACCGTCTACATCCCCTCGTTTTATTAGTTCCCAGGCATCGTTGCCAACGGAAGTATCCGGAATATCTAATTCGAATCGAAGCTCCTTATCTGAATTATCCAATCGGAGGGTATTGCTTTTCGTATTCCCTAACACTTGGGAAGTATCGTGGGACCATAATCCAACAACCCCGCGAACTTTCAAACTATCATCAAAGGCGCCAGGTGCAATTTCCTCCACAAACGTGTCTCCCCACCAATCTCGCATTTCGGAACTCTCTGTACTGTACTTGATCGCTCCTGATATCGTTCGCTTTCCATCTTCACCGGCAGCACGAATCTCCAGAGCCAAAGGAAGAGCCCTAATCTCCTTCGTTTCCTTCGTCTTCTTTTCCATTGTTTTCACCACCTTTCTTTAAGTACTGGGTCCCCGCCATTCCAATAGGCATCATATTACCGTTCACCAGGAGACGATCACCTTCCGGATCCGGCGGCATTTCTTCTTTTGCCCTGGCCTCGTTCGGCTTGAGGAATCCACCTTGAATACCGATCCGATATGCTTCATAACGTGTTTTAATATCGGACCGCAGAATGGAATCAACATTAAACCAGCAGTAATACCCTGCTTCCAGTTCACTTTCCAGGAACAATTTCCATGTCAATTCCTGCTCATACATGGTCAAGATAGGTTGCAACGTCTCAACATAGAATTGACGCTGCTGTTCAGCTGCATTGTTATAAGTTGCCCGGCTCAATTCATTGATTTGGTGCATCTTTATCCCGAATGCCGTGGCGATTTGTCGAATGGTCAATTCAGTATTCTCTAAGAATTGGGCATCTGACATGGATAAACTAAGTGGTTGGAATTGGTATCCTATGGGCATTAATGAAATCCGATGGCTATTTTTCAAGCCAGAAGACATTTCCTCAAACTTTTCTCGGAACTTCTTTTTCGCTTCTTCATTTAAATCACCCACGTATTGCACAATACCCTTGGTTTGAAGACCTTGTTTGTAGAAATTATTAATGAACCTACCAGCTGAAGCTGCATTTTCAACTGTGGACCTTAGGTAGTCAAGCGGTGCTATTCCAACGATTCCATCAAGAGTAACTCCTGATTTAAAATGTAGGATCTCGTCTGGGAGTAATTTGCGCAATTCTCCACCAACGTTTACCTCATACCAAATCCGACTCTTACTGTTAAATAACCCAATATCGTCAACCCAAATCGTGACGTTTTTAGCATCGATCGGCCATAAACCAACCACACGACCGGTTCTTTCATCCGTCTCGATATTTGCGTAGGCATTTCCGTAGGTATTCCGCTGCGTCTCAACACATTTTAATACGTCAGATACTGACATATATGGATTAGGTCGAAGCCTTAGCAGGGTATTCAAAGAGTGCCTAGTTGCTTTCCGAATTCCGTTATCGTCTTCTTGATAGATCTTCAAAGGCAATTTTGAAATGGATTCAGCAAGGATCTTAACACACCCAAATACTGTCGCCTCCTTGAGCGCATTCCTCCCGACCACATTTACTTCACCTGGAGTAATTCCTAAAAACTCCAACAAACCGGGATCGTTGAGAGAGTATTCAACACTTCGCTTTTCTATTGCACGCCTAAAAAACATCTAGTTTTTCACCTCCTTCATGGCGGATGTTGGTTTGGCGGTTGACGAGCTAAAGTAATGCCAATAGATATTAAAGAAGCCCCAAGGCAATATAGGCCTGCTGTAAAATTTAATCGGAATGTAGCGATGTTTATTGCCACCAGTCCCGAGATAATAAAAAAATCATCCGCATAGTTTCGGATGACATTGAAATATTTTTTCATGGGATCACCCCCAGAGTTTGTTAAGGACATCCTCTTCTGCAAATTCGGATACATCAACCTTTGGTTCCGCGAAGACTGCCCGAACATGCGCATTGATTAGGGATACAATAGGATCAATCCGTTCAGTTGATTTATTCTTAGCCAATTTTATATTCTCATTAGGGTCCGAAATTTCAACAGCATTTGAAACTGCCCAAGTTAATACAGGATTATTATTGTGAATGATCTTCTTCTGATAAACCAGTTCACGGAAATTTTTTGTAGGTTCAGACAAGGTAGTGATTCGTTGTTTGATTTCGACGGTCTCAAAACCTTCGTCTGAAAAATCTTGGACAATTAAACCAGCTGACCATTCATCATAGCAAACCTCTTTACCCTTCCACTTATATTCCTCAAACTTATCAACGACATATTTAAGTACGTAGCGATAGTCTACCACTGCACCGGGAGTAACCGTAATCCATCCTTGCTGCACCCATAGGTCATAGGGGACGTTATCTGTCTGCATTTTCTTAGCAAGAGTCTCCTCCGGAATAAAAGAATGGGACAACACAGCAAAGCGACCGTCCATGAGTGGAATTTCAAAACCCACACTGGTAAGGTCGATCTTCTTGGACAAATCAATTCCAGAGATACATACATGTCCACGAACATCCGGGAAATCATCAGTCCCGCAAGCCTCCCACTTATCCATATCCATAAAGCCATCTTCTTTTTGATCAAGCCATTTGTTAAAGTTTTTAGTATAAACTCCTCGTCGTTTGTCTGGCTGATCCTGCGCTATTTTTAATTCCCCACGAAGATATTTTAGACCATCTTTCGTTTGAGCTAGGAGGGGATTACATTTTATCCAGTTACCCTCATCGTTGATATCATCGTCCTTATCCATCTCGGCGATGTAAATGAAATATTCATCGTTTTGATAAATGCCCTCCAAAACCTTTTTGCAATACTTGTACTCAGCATAGCACGGGCTTGATAAATTAAATCCGGCTGTAGTGATAACGAATATGAGCGGTTGCCTTCGCATTCCCATACCGGAAATCAATACATCGTACATTTCACTGGTCCGATGTTCATGATATTCGTCGATGATTCCACAGTGAGGGTTAAATCCATCCATCTTTTTCGCATCACGGGATAACGGCATCATACGACCACCGTTTTTCCGATGAAGCATTACACTTCTGCTCTTTTGGATCTTAATTCGCTTCCGAAGCGGCTTGTCCAGCTCAACCATTTTTTCAGACGCTCCGTAAACAATTTTAGCTTGGTCACGTTGGGTAGCAGCTGTATAAACTTGAGGTCCACCTTCTCCATCTGCAGCGAACATATACAAACCTACAACGCCTAATGTAGTGGACTTCGAATTTTTTCGCGCTACCTGCTCGTATGCCTTCCTGAACCTCCGCATACCTGTATCTTGGTGAACCCATCCGAATATGCTTCCTACAATAAATTTTAAAAATGGATCTAATGTCACCGGGTCGCCTTGCTTCACAGTTAGTCCATCTTCGATGTGACGACAATGAGTTTCGGCGAACTTAAACACCTTGTCCGCCTTGGCTTCTTCGAAAACGTAAGGGAAATCTTTACACCCTTGCCTTTCCAAATCATTCAAATGACGTTTACAGGCTAGTATGACATACTTGCCAGCAGTAATTTTCCCTGATACCACATCATGAGCATACTGCGTTGTTGGATGATGATTAATCAAGCAGATCATCCTCGTCATCATCCTCGTCATCATCCATGGTACCGACCTTTTCTAGCTTTGATTGAATCTTGTTCATCTCGGCAATTGCACTCAGGTATGACCGATAGGCAGGATTAGATTGAAAGGTCTTCCCGCCGCGAGAATTTACATTGACCACAGTGTACCCATTTTCCTTAAACTCTTTTTCGAGCTCCATCTTTTGACTTCGTAGATTGCATAAGTTGACGATCCACTCCTGGTGCCTCGGCTTGATCTTATCTCCGTATTCCTCTATCAGGAAAAGGTAGTATTTCTTCGCTTCTCTGTCGTATAAGCTTTTCGGGGGTCTTTTCAATTTCTCATCAACCACGTACCTCCCTCCTAACGTACTTTTTCAAAAAAATCCAGTTTTGTGCGCGTGGGACTGTCGGGGCGGTTTCGGATGAGTCAACAAGAAATATTTGAACCCGCCCTACCCCCTCGACTCGCCTCTATAACCTCCATGTACCCTGTTATGACATGCATTGCATAGACTAATCAGATTACTTAGAACTAACCGCTGCTCCCAGTGCTTTCGAACCTCATTGACGTGATGCACCATGTCTGCCGGCTTGATCCTCTTGTCCCTTAGACAGTGTTGGCATAGATGATGATCGCGCATCAATGCCTTTAACCTTGTACGCTGCCACTCAATGCTTTGATAGAAAGACCTTGCTTTCTGATCTCTCAGATAATCATCATAGTATCGGTGACGATCCCTTCGATCCTTCAGCTGCTTGGCTTGATGTCGCTCGCAATAGCGTTCGGTGGTTAGAGCTGGACAACCGGGGGAAGCGCAGGGCTTCTTTGGTTTAGCTGGCATTAATTAACCTTCTTTCAAACAAAAAAAGCGCCTTATTAGCGCCTTTTAAATCCTTGTCAATCGTTTATACTCACTTGTCAGTTTCTTTAATTCGACTAGGTATTCATCGTTAATTTTGTAAAGCGCATCAAGATATTGCGGGTACTTACTCCTGTGAGCCTCATGATCTACCCTTAGTTCTCCCATTTCGTTAGTAGTCTTTTCTTCATACAAAATATTTAACCAGTTCTCTGAAATTGTTAAGAAATTTCTTATCACTGTGTAGCATTCCACATTTACTGTTGCTGCCTTTATCATTAGTTCATCTGAATCCTTGAGTACATCTGATAACGTGGGTGCAATATCATAGTATTTTGGTTGATAAACTGCATCGCAAAGGATATTGAGAACACCCGCCAAACGAAGTGCAATGTCATCCGCTGATTTTACTCGTTCTGGAAAAGATCTTAGGAATTCACTCCTACCTTGGTTTTTTAGTGTGATTTTTACTCCTACAAGTGTTAATGCGCCTCCGATAATCGCACCCAAAAAAGCAAGGTAATCTACTTCCCCAAATATTGAAGTTAATTCTTTTGGAAATATCCTATACAAAAATACTGGGATAACGAGGACATTTACCATTACAAACATTGCAATAATTAACCAATTAATGATTCGCCTTTCTAACTCCACCGTAACCCCTCCCGCAAATTTAAATTCGGCAGAAGGGATCCAATTCCTTTTTTCTATTTCAGAAGTAATCAAAAAAGCACCTCATTGGGTGCTTTAAGGAATAATTTTCCCTGTGTTTTTTAACTTATCTATAATACTCGGTGCCGTTGTAATGATCCCAGTATTCAACTTAAGATTACCACCTTCTAAATCTCCCCAAGTTACCGGTCCTTTTATAACAGTTTTATTTAAGTCATTCTGCATTCTTTCCAGCTTATCTAAGACAGTTTCTAATTTTGTTTTATCACCAATATCGGCTTCATTTTCATATATTGCTCTAACCTCAGAAGATAACGAACCAATCGATGCGTTCATTTCCTGCATTACTCCTAGCATATTTGAGGAACTAGATTGCCATGATTCCTGGAGGGAAGTAAGCTGATGACTTATAACCTCAAGCTCGTCAACTTTATCCCTGATTTTTATTAATACAGATTGGACCAAGACATCTTTCTCTGATGAAGTCTTAGACTGATAAAAGGCATAGATTATTGCAACCACGGCCAATATGATTGATGCAAAGCCACTGGCTAACGATATTTGGTTTACTAATATCGTATTATCACCACCACGCCATGTAATACTTAAGATAAATGCAATGACCAATCCAATAATCCAATAAATAAAGTCCTTCTTTTCGGGAAAAGTCCTTCTTTTTTTATCGCTTTCTTGTACCTGATCCATTGATTTTCTCTCCTTTTGTGTTTGTCCACCGAGAAGTATACAATGATTATGGTACCTTTAAAATACTTTTTTCTACCTCACTCAAAAAAGCACCTCATTGGGTGCTTCCTTTTGGTCCGTAATTCATTTCAAGGATCTCTTCCTCAACTCGATCAACCCGCTGAAACAATTCTCGTTTTGTGATAATTTCCTTTTCATTCAGAAGCTGCAGCAAAGCTACAATCGTTCTGTCTTGCTCTCTCAACGCCTTATCCAGAAAAGCTAACTTTGCCTGCATGATCCCCAATAAGGCTTCTAACTTTTGATCCTCCACCCTGGATCACCTCCCTGCTCTACTTAATTCGTTAGCAGGAATGCTCTCCCTTTTTTGGTCACAGAAATGTCAGGATTTAATGAAGAATCGACCAGGGACCAATTGTTAACAAAGCCACAAGTCCTAAGAAAGCCCCTATCTGATAACTACCCTTAATTCTCACAATCATGGAAAACAGGATGCCCGGAAAAACTACCCATAGAATTATTGGTAAGAAAAAAATGTTTATTAATGGGCCGACGCCCTCAATTATCGATGTAACCAACATTTCTGTAGTAAACATATCTGCACCTCCTCATAATGCCAACTATTTCTTCATAAATTGCCAATTACCTACAAATTTCGTCCGACAAATAATGACAACTTGTAGGAAATTGACCAACCGATATAGAATGACATTCTTAAGGAGGTGAGAAAAATGGCAGAGCAAATTCAAGTGAATCCAACACCTATACAAAGAAATGCGTTTGATGTTGCGATTGAATTAACTCAACTGTACACTCAAAGGTATAGTTTTGATCAAAATGAATTGGAGCAAATGTTTACTAAGTACTACGCAATTGCTAGGGTACTCGAAAGAACACATCCAAACGATCTTCAAAATCTGGTACCGAAAGACATCATTACTCAAATTAAACGGTAATAAAAGCCACCCTCACCCGGTGGTTTTTCTTTACCTTCACTTTACCTTTGGTAATCCCTCCAGCTCCCTCGCCACTCTCGACGCCTGGCTGCACGATTACCCTTGGGCTTAATCTTATGGAGCAACTGAGGAAGAGTGAACTCGTTCCAAGGCTCTGTTTCATCCCTCTGTTCTTTAGTCCGGAAAAACTCTAACAACCTCTTTAGTAAGCTCATCTCTTCTTAATCGCCCCTCCTCGTCTTTCATAGGTATCACGGTACTTTCCCATTAACCGCTCGGTTTCACGGAACTGCCTTGCTGCCAGCTCCTCAGGATCAACATATCTATTATTCTTCTTTCGCCTGCGCCGGCGGATCTTCTTTAGCTGTTCTTTGGTGTCGGCAGGTATCATGTCTTCTAAGCGCATAACGATCACCTCACCATGGTAATGCCACTATCTTGGTCCGTGGCTTTGACCTTATGGCCAGTAGCCTGCTGCTAGGCAGCGCTCAAAATCCAAGTGAGGACACTCAACGCTACATAGTAGCTTAAGGGCATTTAACCCCACCTCACACCAGACCACCGCGCTCATACGCTTGCTTCTCCATCCATAAGATGAATCACTACAGCCCAGCCGAGTACCACCATTGATAAGGGATAGGTGACATCTCCCATGACTCAATGGTACTGGCTTTTAGGCGCTTGAAAGTCCGCGCTTTATGCGTTTTTTGTATGCGAAAAGTACGGGAAAATAAAAAAAAAA